TGTTACACAGTATAGACCACAACCGCGATGCCACTATCGGTATTAACTGGGAAGTCATCCATTACAATGCAGAATGGATGTATCCAAAGGAGACAGACTGATGAAACCTAGTGAGAAGAACTCAAGATCATATGAACAGTGTGTTGAGATGTGCGAACGCATAGCTATGGATCATGACTGGAATGGGAATGGTGTAGAGTTTAAGACATGGTGGACAAAGCGTGACCTCTATATTAAACAGAGGGATGCAACAAACGGACACACAGCAAGAGTATCCGACAGGATGCTAGAAAAAGAATACGAGGCAGTCTTTGGCAAGCCATGCGGCAGGGCAGACATGCCACGCATGGAGTACAGAGAGTTTTACAATCCAGAAGTTAGAAGGAAGGAACTAGGACTATGAAAAGAAATAAGTATGATGATGCCTATGTGATAGGCTACTATGCAGGGTATCACACTGGTGCTTATAACAATAATTATAACAAGGACAAGCAACCACAGTACTTTGTGAAGTACAAGTCAGGCTTTATGGATGGTAAGGTAATGAAGGCAAGGGAGGGGGGTAGGTCATGAGCATGGCAACAGCAGTCTGTCGTCACTGTAATGACGGAGAAGCAGAAGCATTGTATGCAGTAGATGACAAGGTAGAATGGTACTGCTCTGGCTGTAACACTCAGTGGTCAGAAGAACCATTGAACTATCACACCTACTACACACGAGAAGAACTAGAACGAGTATTTACCTATGGAGAAGACTGATGGAATTGTTTATATGGATACCTATTATCTTTATGTTATGTGCCTGTCTTATTGGAACACTAACAGACCTTGATGATGCTGTACCATTGCAGATGTTAGGCTTTATTCTACTACTAGTGTTGCCCTGCATTGGTTATCTATCTTATAGTATGTAACAGGGGGTTCTCTCTATGAGCGTAACTTTAGAAAATCAGCTACAACTAGAAGCAGACATGATGACTGGTGGTATACACCGATTTAGAAAGGCTCTAGATGCGGCTATACAGAGCAACAGAGAGGGACAAACAAAGCATGGTAGGGTTATACTATCGCAGATCGTAGACGCTGTCACGGAGGGCGTGAGGGACATACAGACTAACCCTAAGTCTAACCGTGACATCACATACGGACTTATCAAGGACATGGATGCGGCACAGGTAGCCTACATAGCATGTGTGTCACTGGTTGACAGCCTGTCCAAGAAGACTGTACTGCTACACGTTGCCCGAACAATCGGTGCTAACGTAGAGATACAGGACAGACTAGACAGATGGATAAACTCTGAGGGTTCAGTCGCAGAGAATACTATCAAGGTGGCTATGAAGAAGGGACAGACAGCCAGACGGTTTGGTCTAACCCACAAGATGAACAAGGATGGATACCAGTCTACTGAGTGGCAGAAGACAGAGCGTATTCATGTCGGACTGAGGATGGTTGATGTCATAATCAGGACAACAGGTATCATAAGTCTGACGAAGGAAGTAGTATCAACCACAAAGACAGTCAACCACGTCAAAGCAACGAAGGGAACAGAGGAATGGGTCAGGGCTTTTAATGATATAGCAGAGTCATCCAAGCCTATGTATGCACCATGTATCATAACGCCAAAGGAATGGACAGACGTTACAGGTGGTGGGTACTATGGTAAACTGATAGATGAACTACCGATAGTGAGGAGAGCATGAGTTTAAAGTATCACCTGAGAAGGTTATCTAGTCTAGACTTATCACAAGAGTACACCTGTCTCAACGCATTGCAGGGTACATCATGGAGTATCAATCGGGAGTTGCTTGAGGTCATGACTAACCTGTGGGAGGGTGGTCAGGCATGGGCAGGACTACCAGCCAGAGAGGACATACCGCTACCTGACTACCCATTTGACAGAGACCCTAAGGACTTGTCGGATGAGGACAGGGATGCCTTCCGCATCTGGTCACGCAGACGCAATGAGATATACTCAACCAACAACAGGACAGTAAGCAAGCGTGTTCAGGTTGAGCGTACACTACAGGTAGCTAAGGACTACAACCAGTATGAGGAGTTCTTCTATGTGTGGCAGAATGACTTTCGCTCACGCAAGTATGCAAGCAGTACATTCATGTCACCACAGGGGGCTGACTGGTCTAAGTCCCTGATGCGGTTCACCTACAGTATGCCTATCAAGAACTGGGATGATGCTAGGTGGCTGTGTATACATGGTGCTAACCTGTATGGTAACGACAAGGTAACACTAGACCAGCGTGAGACATGGGCATGGAACTTTGTTGATGAGGTCAACAGGATTGTAGCCAACCCATACGACTACACGTTGTGGACTGAGGCAGACAAGCCCTTCCAGTTTCTGGCGTGGTGTTTTGAGTTTGCTGCACTGAACAGGCAGGGCTGGGGCTATGAGTCCACGCTACCTGTGGCTGTAGATGGTAGCTGTAACGGCCTACAACACCTGTCAGCCATCCTCAGGGATGAGCGTGGTGGGTATGCCACTAACCTTGTACCAACGGACAGTCCTCAGGACATATACCAACAGGTAGCTGATGAGACTGTGGCAAAGCTTAAACAGGATGACACTGAACTAGCACGGAAGTGTCTAGCCTTTGGCATCAATCGTAAGCTAACCAAGAGACCTGTCATGATTGTACCCTACTCTGGTACACGTCACGCCTGTCGTGCCTACATACAGGAGGCTATGAAGGAACGTATACATGCTGGTGAGGAGAACATCTTTGGTGATGACTGCTTCGAGGCTAGTTCCTACCTTGCTAAGTATGTGTGGGAGTCTATCGCTGATGTTATTCAGGCGGCCTCAAGTGTCATGGCCTATGTCAAAGAGATAGGCGAGGCATACTCAGAGCAGAACAAGTACATGGAATGGACAACACCTACTGGCTGGCTGGTACTACAACAGTACAACCAGACACAGAAGAAGAGAATAAAGACACACCTAAGTGGTGAGATACTTACACTTACCTATTTACAAGACAAGGAGAATAGTGTAAACAAGAGAAGAACTGGACTTGGTAGTAGCCCTAACTTTATACACAGCTTGGATGCTGCCGCCATGACCAAGACTATTAACAAGGCTTCTGGCTATGGTATTAAAGACTATGCTATGGTTCATGATAGTTATGGAACACATACTACTATGATGCCACTGCTGTCTGAGATACTGAGAGAGGAGTTTGTTAAGATGTATGAGGAGCATGATGTCTTAGACGAACTGCGTACTCATGCAATGAACGTGTTAGGTACGAGTGACCTACCACATCCACCTACTAGTGGAACTCTAGACTTGCAGAGGGTATTGGAATCCCCTTACTTCTTTGCATAGTTTTCTAAAGTTACCCTCTAGCCATTACTAACTAACGATTGGAGTATTGAATGGAAAAGAAACTAGAACGGATTATCATCAAAGGGTCTGCAAGCTGGGCGAAGGTGTTCACACCTGATACCAAATTCAATCCTGATGGTGTGTATTCCATTGACCTAATTGTCCCTGAGGACGAGGCGGCAAGCGTGTGTGAACAGCTTGATAATATCTGTGATGCAGAGTTTAACAAGCACGTCAAGGCAAACCCTAAGTTAAAGGCAAGCCTGTCCATCCGCAAGCCATACGCACCTGAGTTAGACGACAACGGTGACGAGACTGGCAACCTAGTATTCAAGGCTAAGAAGAACGCTGGCGGTACTCGTAAGGATGGTACAGCATGGAAAGGTTCACCACCTCTTGTGATGGATGCCAAGCGTAATCCCATCAAGGATGTGCTGATTGGTAATGGGTCTACTGTCAAGATGGCTGTTGACCTAGTACCATACATGATGCAGTCAACCAAACAGGTTGGTGTATCCTTCCGACTGGTAGGCGTACAGGTACTAGACCTTGTTGAGTATGGTAATAGTGCTGGTATGTTTGATGAGGAGGATGGTTTCGTAGCGGAAGCCGTAGCTAAAGATGATGCGTCAGAACATGTGTTTGATGACAATCAGGTAGATGCGGATGCCGAAGGGGACTTTTGAGGAACGAGTCATCTCTGACCTAAACGAGCGTGGCGTTCCACATATATACGAGCCGGATAAACTGGCCTACTATGTGGAGCGTCACTATGTACCTGACCTAAAGCTAGGCACTGAGAACCAAGTTAACTCTATGTATGTAGAGTTGAAGGGGTACTTCAGGCAGGATGCACAGCGTAAGATGAAAGCAATCAAGGCACAGTATCCAGACTTGGATATTCGCTTCGTGTTTCAGAACGCTAACGCAACCATACAGGGTGCAAAGAAACGTAAGGATGGGACTAAGATGACTTGTGCTGAGTGGGCTAACCTTCAGGGGTTTGTCTGGGCTGAAGCAACTATACCAGAGGAATGGTTATGAGTATCATTGATGTGAAGGAAGAACTAGTCACCGACATCGACATGAACGCTGAGTTTACTAAGAATGGACTGAGTGTATCTGTATACCTTGATGACGTTGAGTACAAGCAGAAGGTACACTATGATATGATGGCGTATCTTATGCTTGATGATGTAGACAAGTATGATGAACAGTTTCTTATATACTTTGTTCATCAACTAAGACTGATGGCTGACATTATAGAGGAAGGTATTGATGGAAGAGAATAGTGAGTTCATAAGACACACGTCTTGTTCTCATTGCGGCAGTAGTGATGCTAACTCACTATACAGTGACGGCTCTCACTACTGCTTCTCTTGCGAAACCTACACTGCTTCTGATGATCAGGAACAAGTAGCAACAGAGATGGAGGTTCACGATACAACCCTCATCCCTGTTGAGTACAGGGAACTGAAGAAGCGTAAGCTCACCAAGAAGACGTGTGAGTTTTGGGGCTACGGTTTAGCAGAGTACAGAGGACAGACAGTACAGGTTGCTAACTATCGTGATGCAACAGGTAAACTACAAGGACAGAAGCTACGCTATGCTAACAAGGACTTCGTAGCTACTGGTAACATGAAGAAGGTTGGGCTGTATGGTGAACACCTATGGCGTGACGGTGGTAAGATGGTTACTATCACTGAGGGTGAGCTTGATGCCATGTCTCTGTCACAGGTACTAGACAACAAATGGCCTGTAGTATCCCTGCCATCTGGTATTACCTCTGCAAAGAAGGCTATCGGTAGGTCAATAGAATGGCTGGATAAGTTTGAGTCAGTCATCCTAATGTTTGACAACGATGAGAAGGGGCAACAAGCGGCACTGGAGTGTGCCTCTGTGTTACCACCCAACAAGGTAAAGATTGCCAAGCTTCCTCTCAAGGATGCCAGTGACATGCTGGTTGAGGGTAAGACAAGGGAACTACTCGATGCCATGTGGGGTGCTAAGACGTACCGTCCAGATGGTATCCTTGCTGGTACTGATATATGGGATGTGATTGTAGCTGATGATGACAAGTTCAGTATAGCCTACCCATACACAGGACTACAGGAAAAGACAGGTGGATGTAGACGTGGTGAGATTGTTACGATTACTGCTGGTAGTGGTATTGGTAAGTCACAGTTTGCTCGTGAGTTGGCACACAATATTGTCAAGGCAGGAGAGACCATTGGATACATTGCCCTTGAAGAGAACGTAAAGCGTACTGGTCTAGGCTTGATGTCTATTGAGATGAACCAGCTACTACACCTAACACAGAAGGATGTTCCAGAAGATGAGTTACGAAAAGCTTTTGACAATACTGTGGGGTCAGGTAGAGTATTCCTATACGATCATTGGGGAAGCACTGACTCAGATAACCTACTCTCTAAGATTAGATACCTCGTCAGGGGATGCGATTGTAAATACATCATTCTCGATCATATCTCCATTGTCGTATCAGGCATGGAGGGTGGCGATGAACGTAGAATCATTGACAATACTATGACTAAGCTTCGTGCCTTGGTTGAGGAACTAGACTGTGGTCTAATTCTTGTGTCTCACCTCAAGCGTCCGTCTGGTGACAGAGGACATGAGGATGGCGCACAGA